CTAGGTATCTTATAGTAGTACCGAATGACTTGATTACCACTCTTAGTGGTGACCTCAACTCCGTTGAGACCATCCTTTGATTTATTCATAGGATAATCTGATTCATCTATTGTAAGTAAGTCAGTGAACTTACTAGATAGATTCTCGATACTGTTTGCAGTTAAGACGTCTGGCAAAGCCCCTACGTCATCGAAGTTGTCGACCTTCTGGTCTACTACTATTGAATGTGGCAAAGGAGCCTTACCGCTACGAGCATCGTAGTGCGTACTCCTTGAGTCCACGATGGGGTTCCCATCTTTGTCGGTGAGCATCTTGTCACCGTCCCATATCCAAGCTTGAGCGTTATACGCCGAATGGATTTGATATGTTTTAGCCATAATGATTTATCCTTTATGGTTTAAACCTAGTAGTTCATCTACTAGATTCCCCGTACGAGTACGAGAGAATAACAGGGGATGTGAGCAAGGCACGGTGTCCGAGGAATACGAGGCTGTTGAGCGAATGTGGAGGGACTGACGTATTGAAACCAAGGGACGACTTTCAATGCGGTTAGACCCCCACGGGCGTGAAAACAGACCGGGACGGGTCACAAGTAAAGCACGTACTCCCATTCTACAGCAATTTTTAGAATGTTTTTTATTGTATTTTATATATAATTTTTTGTATGAATTTTATAATAATTTTAATCATTTCAGGAATATCAGTAAGCTTTATAGCAGATGAACCTATTATCTCTGAAGGGGAAGTTACAGCATTCATAGACATACACGACCAAGACAGTACACACCACGCTTATATAGACTTGCGTGACGGTGAGAACTGGTGTTGGAAGCACAATATGTGGGAGAATGTTAGGATAATGAACCCTAGCAGAGTACGTAGAAAAGAAGAATAATAGGCTAAAACCCTATCTTGTTAATATCGTTAGGTTTAAACCGTTTGCTGTAAAGTAAATAATAACTATTGCATCTAGATGTAAAGTGTTTTACATTTTTTTCAATATTTGTTATATACATAACGATTTAAACAAGGGGTAGTTGTCGTAAGTGGTAGATATTAAACAGTACATTAAGAGCGATAATACGCTTAATCACGAAAAGTTGTGGAGAGAGCTGTCAGAGATGACGGGATTCCAAGCTGAAAAGAAGAGAGGGGTACGCTATTATGAGGTCACAGAAGCCTATAAAGCCTATAAGAAGACTATTCAGGATGATGTCAGTCCTAATAGAGATACAATTACTAAAGACAAGGTACTACATAACCCTAGGACTAAAATGCCTAGGTCTCATAAGATAACAGAAGACCTTGTTATTTCGTATATAAACCAAGAAGCTAAGTCTAACTTTATTAGAACAAAGGATTTTTGCACTTATGATGCAGAAGAGTCTCGTTATATTGCTGAGATTAAGGTGCGTAACAAAGATTACAACTCTTGTTTGATTGAATATGACAAATGTATGTCTAATCAAGGAGTTGCAGATATAGAAGGCAAAGAGTTTTTATATATTGTTGCTACTAATTCTAGGATATATGTCTTTAATGTGTCTAAAATACAAAAAAGTAGTAAAAAAATAGACTGGTATGACCAAGAAATGCCTATAAATAGTCATTTTGGTAGATATAATGATAAAAAAACCAAAAAAGTTGGCTATATTAACGTAGGAAGAGCAAGTGTTTGTTATAACTATAAAACATAAAGATATAGGACCTACTGAGTATCAGATATTTACAAAATCAGAGGCAGATGCAGAGGGCATTACTTATTTACATTGGCAAAAGGCTAATGCAAACCAATGGGCACTTACCGATGACGATTATGTTGCAAAGGTTATTAGTAAAAAGACTTATCAAGACAAGGAAAAACGAATGTCCTATTATTATAGGATGCCTTTTGGTTATATTATGTGGAACCCTAAGTATCCTGACAAAAAGTTTTGTTGTGGAGGTAGAGTAGCAAACAATACATTTACTGGTAAAAAGTGGTTAGATGTAAAAGTACAATCAGAAGGGTACCAAGCATTAGCTATGTGGGCGGCATTGACAGAAGATAGAGATGTAGCCATTGACCAAGTGTATGGTCCAGTAAATGAAAGTAAAAGACGTAAGTTAAGACGTCATATGAGGACGGAGGTCTTTAAAAAAATGAAGAGAGATGAAGCACAAAGGTTATTAACCGATAATATGATGGATGCAGACTATTTCATTGACTTGATGAAAAAGGGTGTAGACATTGCATTAAAGAAAGAAGATGTAAATGGTATTCGTGGATTTGTAAATGATGGTATGGAGATTCACGGAATGAAGGATAAGGAGACAGTAACAGTTACTGATAAGCTAGAAGCAACACAGACTAGGAAGTTGATTGATAATATTAATGCAGAAGAAGATAAGCTAGTTGCATCTAGAACAACTAAAATGCCAATTAAGGAGGCAAAAAAGGATGATTGAATCAATTATGTATTATTATGAAAGTCTATTAGAAGTGCCCAACTTTCCGGGTTGGGAATTATATATTTTATTACAAACGATACTATGGATTAGTGTTATTTTTAGGTTACATAGAATAGAAAGGATGGTCGAAAATGATTGAATTAGCATTGTTAATAGCAGGGATACTTGTTTTTATAAATAGCAGACTTTGGTCTAAAGGATATTGGGATACTTATGGTAAATATGGACAATTATTCCGTTCCAAAAAGTAAAGAGCCTATATTCGAAAACTGGTATATTGTACGTCAGTTCTTATTACCAGAGGATATAATATTTTACAAACAATCAATGGCAGACATAGATTGGAAAGAATCTACTACTGTAGGAGAAACTGATAATTATAGAAACTCTTGGGTTAAATGGACCCCTAAGTATCAAGGAGATAAGTTTAATTGGCTATATGAAAGAATATGGAATTGGACAAATATAGCTAATGATGAATTATGGAACTTTGATTTAATAGGTTTTAAAGATTCTCCACAATATACTAAGTATGAAAGCCCCGGAGGTAAGTATGATTGGCATATGGATATAATGGGGAATGGCATAAATCATAGAAAGGTCTCGTTTGTTTGTGAGTTAGGCACTAACTTTGAAGGAGGAAAGTTGCAATTTAAGACTGGAGCAGGACATCAACAAATAGACTTAAACTACGGAGACGCTGTTTTGTTCCCATCTTTTTATTTGCATAGAGTTACACCATTAACAGAGGGAAGTAGAGAAAGTTTAGTACAATGGATATCCGGGAAACCGTACAAGTAGACGACTTTGAAGCAAAGTACGCAAAGGAACAAGCACTTAAAAAATTAAGAGCTAATGTTGGTTTATTTGGTAGGACTATGTTTCCTACTGCTATTGCTAAAGCAGTTCCACCTTTTCATCACGAAATATACAGAAATCTGGCAGATGACGATAAGAAGCGTGTACTGATTGCGGCTCCTCGGGGTACAGCGAAAAGTACAGTGACCTCCTTAATTCTACCCCTTCATAGAATCGCTTTTAAGCCATCTGCCAGTGATTTATTTATAGTTATAGTATCTGAGTCACAATCTCAGAGTATAAACTTTTTATCAAGAATAAAGTATCATTTAATTAACTCACAAAATTTTAAGGAGATGTTTGGAGATTATGGACCTGAAACTGCAAAGCGTTGGACGAACAACGATGTTCTTTTGGCTAATGGTGCACGTATTGTTGCTGTGGGTACTGGACAGCGTGTTAGGGGATTTATCGAAGGTGACACTCGCCCTAACCTCATCATTGTTGACGACTATGAGTCAGAGCTTAATGCCGCAACTCCAGAAGCTAGAGCAAAAAATCGTAAGTGGATTACCGAAGCTGTAATACCATCTTTATCAGATGATGGTCGAATAGTAATGATTGGTACTGTTATATCTGAAGATTGCTTTTTATATTGGGCTAAAGAATCACCCTCTTGGAAAGTCCTTTGGTTTTCTATATATGACGATAATGGTAAAAGCATATGGGAGGAAAGGTTTCCAGATACTAGAATAAAGCAAATAAAACAAGAATTTGAATCTGTAGGTAATTTGAATGGTTTTTATCAAGAGTATATGAATGAAGCACAATCGCCAGACAATGCACCCTTTAAGCCCAAGTATATCAAACTTCATCACTACCGTTTTGACTACAATAATGGAGAAAGCCTTCTCCTCGGTAAGAGTGGTGAGAAAACTGTTAGAATCCCAGTTAACGTCTACTGTGGCATTGACCCTGCTAGTAGTCTATCTAAACGTGCTGACTTTTTTGTTATCGCTACTCTTGCTCTTGATAGTGCCGGTAATATATATATTATTGATATACTGCGTGATAAAATCGACCCTGCTTACCAACCTGAAGAGATTATTAAAGTTTTTAAAAAATACCACCCAAAACGAATGACTATTGAGACTGTGGGCTACCAAGAGGCACTGAGGACTAACGTAAGAAAACAGATGCTAGAAGAGAACCTGTATATACCGGGACTTGAAAAAGGCGTAAAACCAAGACAAAGAAAATCCGAAAGATTGTTGTCCTTGGTTGCCCCTCTCGCAAAAGGTCAGTTTTATTTTAGACCAGAGGATTTACACGCACAACAAGAATTTTTATCGTACCCTAGAGGGAAACACGATGATATTCTGGATGCAATATACTACGCACTTGATAAGGCGAAGCCTTCAAAACAAAAAGAGTGGATTCCATTAGACCAGAGGAAACAACGTAATAAAATACTTGACTGGATGACTTTATAATAAGTAAGTTGTACTGGGATGGCTTACTCAGAAAAAGATGATAAATCTAACAAGGAACTTGTAGACGATACTCACGACCTCTTTAAAACTTATTCTAATAAAAGAGAGTTATGGGCACAAGCGGCACAAGAAGACGCAGAATTTAGACTAGGTAGACAATGGTCTGCTGAACAACAAAGAGTTTTACTTGAGAGGGGTCAAGCACCACTCGTAGTAAATCGTATCCATCCAGCCGTTGAAGCCGCCAAGGCTTTACTCACTTCAGGTAGACCGCAATTTAGAGTATCTCCTCGAGAGGATTCAGATAATAAGGTTGCACAGGTCTTTAATGGACTACTCGAATATATGTGGTACATATCTGACGGGACTCAAGCACTCCGCAATGTGATAGATGACTACTATACAATGGGTATGGGAGCTATGTGTATTTATATTGACCCCTTGAAGGATTATGGTCGTGGAGAAGTTTGTTGTCACGATGTTGACCCACTTGATATATATATCGACCCTAACTCTAGACATAGAATGGGTGATGATGCAGAAAATATTATTATAAGTAGATTATTTACAAAAGAACAAGCTATTCAGTTATACCCAGTATATGAAGATGCAATAAAGAACGCCACATCAGATTTACATACAGATAGACCTACTACAGATAGAGTTGACGATAAAGGTATAGTTTTCCCAGAAGATACTGCTACTCAAACCCATATTGGCTTTGGCACTAACAACGAATATATAAGAGGTTACGAGCGTTACTATAAAGTATGGGTTAAACGATACCACGTTAAAAACAGAATTAATAATAGTGAAGAAGTTTTTGACGATGAAGCTTATGCAGAGTTCTTAGAAAGAAAAGCAGTAAGAGTTAATGGTCAAGTTATCTTAGATGAGAATAAAGCTAAGATGATAATAGAAAAACTTACTCAAGAATTTGAACAGGCTATTCAACAAGCTCAAATGGAAGGAGTTGATGGTCCAGACTTACCAGTAGTAGAGGAGTTAAGTTACGCTCAGTTAATGGAACAAGGATTAATGGAGAGCGTGTCAGTACCAGTACAACGTATAAAGATGTGCGTTATAATGGGTGATAAATACTTGTACTCAAGAATATTACCTATCGAACATTATCCCATCGTTCTATTTATGAACATTCACAATAGAACACCCTACCCAGTAAGCGATGTTCGTATGGTAAAAGACTTGCAAGAATATATCAATAAGACACGCTCTCTTATAATTGCTCACGCTACAACAAGTACAAATACAAAAATTTTAATACCAAGTGGTTCTGTAGATATGCAAGACTTTGAACAGCGTTGGGCACAGCCGGGAGTAGCAATAGAAGTAGATATGGATAATGGTGCACCACAACCTATACAACCTACACCATTGCCCGGAACTCTTTATCAGAATGAGCAAGTTGCGAAAACTGATATAGACCATCAACTTGGTTTATACGAGTTGATGCAGGGTAATGCAGAAGCGGCACCTCATACCTATAAAGCTACAGTATCACTTGATGAATTTGGTCAGAGAAAAATTAAATCTAAGTTGCAAGATATTGAAATGTCTTTAGCAAGGGTTGCAAAGGTTGCAATACCTATTATGCAACAGTTATACAGAGCAGAAAAAATGGTTAGGTTGGTCCAACCAAATAACTCTATGAGTGAAGTAGCTATTAATAAAAAGATTTATGATGATAAAACTGGAGAAGTAAGCGTTATGAACGATATCTCCAGAGGTGAATTTGATGTAGTAGTTGTAACAGGTTCTACATTACCAACAAATAGATATGCACAACTTGAAATGTATATGGATGCTTTTAAGAATGGCATTATTGATAAAACAGAAGTTCTAAAGAAAACAGAAGTATTTGATAAAGAAGGTGTATTAGAAAGAACAGACCAAGTTGGTAAGCTACAACAGCAAATACAATCTATGGAAGAAAAAGTAAAAGAATTAAAAGGTGATTTGCAAACAAGAGAACGTGAAAACTATCACTTGAAGCAGAAAGCTGAATTAGAAAAATTCAAAGGCGAACTCGATAAAATCTCAACCCAAGGCAAAGCCTCAGGCAGAATTTTCGAAAAGCGATTGGATGACGTTCTTGGACAGGCTAAACAAGGCGTTCGTGAAACGAATGCAGAAGCCAAAAAACAATCCACACCCGTAGCCAAGAATACGGCTGGAGCAAAATAAGGAACTGAGTATGATAGAACAAGAAGTTACCCCTGAAGTAAAGGGCACTCCTGAATCAGAACCAGTAACTGAGGGTATGAATCCCTTAGAGGGTTTTTTTAGAGCTAACGGTGTTGAAGAAAAGGAACAGCCAGAGGACCCATTCGCTACGAATGAGATAATCCCTGACTCACCTCCTCAAGAGCAACAACAGGAAGCACAAAAAGAAGCCCAAGATAACGATGAAAAGCGTTATCAATATTGGCAAAGTGAGGCTGATAAAGCTCGTAATGAAAATGCACAGATGGCTCAACGTCTACAAGCATTGGAACAACAAGCTAATCAGACTCAGCCAACAGTAGATGATGGAGTCGAAGATGATAGGTCTTTCCCTCCCCCACCTCCAAAGCCGACTAAACCTAGGTCTTATTCTAGGGCTGAAGCTATGGAGGACCCTTCTTCAGAATCAGCTAAGTTTATGGATGACATTGACGAGTGGCGAGATGAAATGGACGATTACAATAGATTGCACAGCGAGTATAACTTAGCGATTGTTGAAGAGCAGAAGCAAAAGATAGAAGATGATAGGAATAACATAATGAGGCAACAAGCTGAAGCACAAGAGCGTCAGCAACAAATGGCAAATATTCATACTCATTTAAAAAGTCAGTATCAAGCTAGTGACCAAGAGATAGCACAATTCGTAGAAATTATGGATAAGCCTGAATCGGTTACACTTGATAACTTGTTTAAATTGTATAGGTTACAGTCTGGTAATCAAACTGCACCTGTACAAAATACTCAACCAATGACTGAGACGAATAAAGATGATTCATTTGAGCAGATGAAGAGAGCACAGCAAGTACCAACAAGTATGGGAGTTATTCCTTCACAGGGTAATACAACGGGGTCACAGGAAGATAATATGATGGACTCTATGATAAGCGAATACCAAAAACAAAACCCTTGGAATGGGTAAATAACAGGAGAAACTGACTATGGCAAACGTATGGTCAAGGTCAACAGGTGTAGCTCCGGGTGGCGTATCAATAGATGATAACCGCCGGATTTATAACTTTGGCGAAAGAGTAGCTGAATTAGCTCCTCAACAGTCTCCGTTTTTTGTCTACTTAAGCAAGGTTGCGAAAGAATCTACTGATGACCCAGTATTCAAGTTCCTTGAGCAACGTCATCAGTGGCAACGCCGTAACTTTGTACTCAAAACAGCTATTAGTTCTAACATTGCTAAAGGCAGTGATAGTGCTGAACTAAAGATGGTTTGTGATTACGACAAATTCGGAAGAAAGACAAGCGGTACAGCCGCACCTCAATACTTTGTAGTTAATCAAGTTGTAAGATTAGCTGGTAAAGCATTTAAGGTAAAATCAATCGAAAACGTAGGAACTGGACTAGATTCAACCTACGCAGGTGGTACAGTGGGTACATACTCATCTGTTAAGCTAACAGCCTTAGAGGCTTCAGGTACTATCGCCGCTGACAAAGCAGGTCAGATTATCGGTAGTAGCTGGGGTGAGGCATCATTAGACCCAGATGGTTGGAAAGATGAACTCTATACTAGAGAAGGATACTGTCAGATTTTTAAGACAGGTATTCAGTTGTTCTCTGGTACAGCTCTTGCAACCAGATACAGAGGTCGTCCAGACGAATACCGCAGGGTATGGTCAGGTAAGTTAATGGAGCACAAAATGGATATCGAACACGCTATGTTGTTTGGTGTTGGTGCCGCTGACGAATCTGGTGCTGGTCCTGTGAGATATTCTCACGGTATTGTACCTTACACTCTGGCTAATGGTAAGAATTATGCGTTTTCATACGCTAATTCGAGCTATGACACATTCATTGATGCAATGGAGAACTTCTTTGCACCTGAAAGTGGTAACTCTGGCGATAAGCTAGTATTAGCTTCTCGTAAGATTATGGCTTGGTTAAGTAAGCTTGGTTCAGATGGATTCTTGAATAACACTGTTACATCTAGCTCTTATAAGTTAGACGTTCAGAACATTCAAGGTGCATTCGGACACCAAGTAACAAAAGTAAATACTCTATTTGGTAATTTACATTTTGTTGCCGAGCCGTTATTCAGAAACCAAGATGATAATCTAGCAATAGCTATTGATATGGCTAATGTTAAGTATCGTCCATTGGCTGGTAATGGAGTATCAAGAGATACACACATTATCACTAATGTTCAGGATAACAATATGGATGGAAGAAAAGATATTGTAATGACCGAAGCCGGTCTGGAGATATCCCTTCCAGAGACTCACGCTCTAATGACTTTTGGTGCGTAAGTAAACTAAATAACGGGGGGTCTTCGGACCCCCCTTATTGAGAAAGAAATATGTCATTAACAACTAGAATACAAAATTATACAAATAGCGTAGCAAACGAGAACTTGTCATCAGCTTTAACTAAAGGTATTGATTACACCATATCTGTAGTAGCTTCAGCTAATCCAGCAATGTTACCTGCATTTGCAGAAGATAAAGAAGTTTCAGTAGCAGGAGGTGGAAAACAAACTGCTGGTATAGATTGGATGGGTGCTGAAAAAGGAGTTCATTTATTAGATGTAAGAATAGGTACAGGGTTTAATACCCATTGTCAGCCTGTTCCTTCATCACAAGCAAAAGATGTAGAAAACATCAAAAGTATTTATTACGCTTTGTCTGATAATCCAGTATATTGGATAGATAATACTAATCAACTATTTATTAGACCTTCCCCTACTTCTTGGGCTATAACTTTTGTTAGGTCTTCTGAGGGAAGAACTATTAATGACAGTGCAGAAACAATAGTCAATATACCATTGCCATTTATAGAGTTAGTTGTATTACACTCTGCTGAATGTATATTAATGGAAAGACTTGTAGATTTTAGAACAAAGCTACCAACAGATTTAGATGCAGATACAACTCTATTTGACCAAATAGCTGATATAGATTTAAGTATAAGTTATACTTTTCCATCAACTGATTTTCAAGATGCAATAGATAAAGCTAAAAATTTAATAGACGGCACAACAATGACAGGAGATACAGAACCTGAAAGTGTACAGTATTGGTTAGCTGATGAAGATGAAGATATGGTTCAAGTAACATTAGCAACAGCCGCACAAGAATTACAAAGAGCAAACTCTTATTTAGGAGAGTTTAATGCAGAGTTAAATGCTCTTACAACTAGTAAGGGGCAAGAATTACAAGAATTTCAAGCTAATCTACAAAAGAAAATCCAACTATATGATAAAATAATCCAAAAAATTACAGTAGATTACAACTGGACTCAAGGTCAGTTACAATTAATTAATGGTAAAAAGCAAGAGTTTATACAAATTAACCTTGGTAATGCTGGACCAAAAGATAATCCTAGCGAGAGTAACGCAGTATGAAACTAAAAGAAATGATAGAAAGAGTACAGCAACATCATCCTACTATGGGTCAAGTAGAAATTATTAGATATTTGAATGATGCTATGAATGACTTAGGTTTTAGGTCAGAAATAATAGAGTCAATAGATAGATTTAATACAGTAGCTAACCAAAGAGTATATCCTCTAAAGAAACATATTATTAAAGTTAAGGGTGTTGACTACGATGATAAATCAATTAAAAAATTAATTGGTAGACCTAAAGAAAGAGATTTAGATATATAATGGAAAGACAGAATGTTAACATAAGTCAATACCTTTGGTGGACCGAAAGAGATTCTGTACTCATTGCATACTATGACGCTAGTACAGATAAGTTTTCTTCTACTACAGAAGTTAAAGCTGTAAACTTATTATATATACAAAGACCAGATAAATTTTTAGTTCCGGGTGAAAGCCCTGAAAGAGACGGCTTTACAACATTTGCAACATCTAATACAGATGGAGAATATCTTGGTACAGAATTAGCTGGGACAGATACAACACCAACTATGCAAGAATCTCAATACTTATCTCAAGAATGTGAAATACCAGAGCAATTCCACGAAACCTTGATAAATCGTGTAATAGCAAACGGCTATGAAAGAAAACCAGAAACTCTACCATTAGCAAATCATTATATGCAAAAGTATGAAATAGGTGTTAGAAAAGCTAAGTCTTACGCTTTTAGAGGTAGAGATGGTTCTCAGTTATCTATGAAACCTATGGATTACTAATGAGTAGTGTTACTTTTAATCAAATTAACATAGCATTCGATACAATAAATTATCCGTTTAGTAATATATTACTTGGTTTATTTGTTAAGGGAACCAAAACAATTAGAGTGATAAAAGTACAGGCACCAGTTTTAGCAAGGGTGAAAACACCAGTAGCTCCTGTAGTTACTAGAGTTACAGCACCAGTTGCACCAACATACACGAGGGTATCATAATGGCAGGTAGTTTATCAAGTCCTAATTTAGTAAAAGATGTATATACAAAATTAGTTTGGTACAATACATCTAATGGAAAGTTTTATAGAGACGATGGTTCTAATGATGTAGAAGTACTACCTGACTTAGTATCTGGAAACATTTTAAAACATCAAACAAGTTCTACAGTATCATCTGGAGATTTGTTTCAAATACTTAATAATAGCACACAGGTGTTCTCGGTTGACCACCAAGGAGGTGTGCATTTAAAACCAAGAACATCGGCACCTACTGACAATGCTGAAGGTACTGTATATTTTAACAGTACTTCTGGTACTCTCGTGGTGTCCGTAGAAGAATAGGAGAAAGACTATGGCTAAAGTCTGGAAGAAGCTCCAACGTGCAGACGGTGACTTCACGGGTACTATAGACGGTACCGCCGCAGGAACTATCAAAACAGGAGCCGCCGCAGGAAGTACGGCGAAAGTAGTTACAGATGCCGCATTTGACGCTAGTAACGTATTAAAAGTTAGTAACGCAAATAGTGCATTAGTAAATGCAAATACAACAAAAGGTGACGTAGGATTAGGAAATGTTGATAACGATTCAACAGCAACTATCTTAGGTGGAAATTTAACAGGTACCATTGGCGGTACTGCTGTGGCAACGGTTAAGTCCGGTGCGGCGGCAGGAGCTACAGCTAACCAAGATAGCACTTCGACTATTTTAGGTGGTAACCTTACTGGAACTATTGCTGGAACAGCAGTTGCAACAGTAAAGAGTGGAGCGGCAAGTGGTGCTACGGCAAACCAAGATTCAACCTCAACAATACTTGGAGGCAACTTAACGGGTACTATAGCTGGAACTGCTGTAGCGACAGTTAAATCGGGTGCCGCCTCAGGTGCGACTGCAAACCAAGACAGTACTAGTACAATATTAGGTGGTAACTTAACAGGTTCAGTAAATAGTGTTGCAGTAGGAACTGTAACTACAGGAGCGGCGGCAGGTACAACTGCCAAAGGTATTACTGACGATGCTTTTGATACTTCTGGTTCTGACCCAGTATTAAACGTGGCTAACGCCGCCGCTGGTTTAAAGAACTCAGGTATAACCATAAGTTCTGGTGGTGTACTTAGTGGTGCAGGTGGTGGAACAGTAACTCCTACTGGAATAGGTGCTGTAGATACTGATTTAAGTAATGCACCTAATACTATTAAGAATGCACAAATATCAATATCATCAGCAGGTGTTTTATCTGGTGCTGGTGGAGGTACAGTAAGTGCTACTGGATTAGGAGCTATTAAGACTGACTTAGCAAATGCACCCTCAACTATTGTAAACTCTAATACAACTAAGAATGATGTAGGTTTGGGAGCTGTAATTAACCAAGCAGTAACAGTAGCTAGTGGTAAAATTAAACTTGATGGTACAGCACAAACATTAGATGCTGATACAGTAGGTGGAGATAGTAAAGATACTATTAAATCTGCCGCAGTATCAACAGCAGAAACAAACATTATTGGTAGTGCACCGGGAACTCTAAACACTCTTGATGAGTTAGCCGCCGCACTTAACGATGATGCTAGTTTTAACAGTACAATTACAACAAGTATTGCATCTAAAGCAGTAAAGCCAGTAACTATAAGTAACCCAAGCTCAACTCCAACAGAAGATGTTGGAACGCAGGGTATACATAACGATGAACTCTATGTAGTGCAGGATGTATAATGGCAAAGGAAATAAAAAAGTTCAAACTAAGTGAATTAACTTGTACTGTCCCTGAAAAGGGGCAGTATGAGAATCTTCCATACGACTATTCTGATTTAAAACAATCTTTGATTGATAAAGGTTATAAACCAGAAAGCTATGATTATATTGCAGTACAATCTGATGGTAAAGTGTTATTTGGTGGTCGTAGAGTTTGGCTTATGCAAAAAGATATGTCTATGGACCAGTCAACAGAAATTGATTGTGAAATATGGACTAGAGCTGAATTTGATGCAAGTTTAGTAGCAACACTTAATGTTAAAGATTATTTTCCGGGTAAAGATGATAAAGGTAATATTGGAACACCAAAAAAACAAATAGCAACAAGTAATGTATTAAGTGGTTATCCAAACCTTGTAGCTAGACATAAAAAGAAACCTAATATTACTGGATATGATTACGATATGAAAAACTCTGCTGGAGAAAAAATAGACGCAGGAAAATCTTAATGGGTTTCTGGGAGAAAGCAAAAGATATAGCAAAGATTGAACCAAAGGAAGAAGTAATAGACTTACAAGCTAAACTTTCTAAATTAGAATTATCAGATATACAATATATTTATGAACTAATGACAGAAAGAACTTATCGGGGTAAGGAACTTGAACAAGCTACTACTACTTTATTAAAAATTAAGTTTATAAAAAAGTGTTTAGAAGAAGAGGTCAAAAATGAGCAAGAAGAAATTAAAAATAGTTAAGTGCACTACTCAAGAATTACAAGGTATATGCACTTTGATATCTGCTATTGATGTTAAAGTAGGTGAAGGAGCTTGGGTATTTGAAATGCACAAAAAGTTTGTAAAAGCATTTGAAGAGGCGGCAGAAGCTGACCCTGAATACGCACAAGTAGAAGAA